CTACACCAATCTTGGAAAGAACATCAAGCTGGCTCCTACGCCCGACGCTGCCTATACCATTCACATCGACTACTACCAGAAGCTGACGGCTCTGTCAGACTCAAATCTGACCAACAATATTCTCACGGAGTTTCCATCCCTGTACCTCTATGGGTCTTGTATGGAGGGTGCCATCTACTTGGACGACAACGACCAAGTGCAGCGGTTTGCCACGCTCTATGGTCAGGCTCTGACGGATGTCAAAGCTGCCGAAGATGCTGCTCGCTACAGTGGCACCGTGCTGACCATGACGGTACAGGGTGATCCGGGCGGCTTGGTCCGTAGGGGTGCGTGATGGCTGATACTAACTGGGTCATTGATAACTTTTGTCTGATTCAGGAAGAAGGCGGGAATATCCTCATTGAGGAAGGACCGCTGCTGGCGCTTCAAGAGTATAATGAGACTACTTGGACCAAGGACACTAGCACGGGTGCTGGCTGATGCCGAAGGAACTGTTTGACATTAACACTGCTCAGCTAGGCAGTTTTAGCCTGAACCGAGACCTATCGCCTTACGATATGCCTCCGACGATGTTCAGCGATGGTCAGAATGTGCGCTTCATCAACAAGAAGGCGGGCACTATTCTGGGCCATTCTCAGGTTCTGGGTACGCCGTCTGCTGCTCCCTATTGGGCTACCAGTTGGCTTCAGGGGTCTACTGACCTGTGGATTTACGGTGGTCTGACCAATCTGTACAAGATTTCTGGCACCACCCACTCTACCGTTACCAGGTCTTCCGGTGCCTATACTACCTTGGCAGGTACAGAAAACAACTGGATCGGCGGTGTGCTGGGTGGCTGCTTGGTCGTGACCAACGGCTTGGATGTGCCACAGAGCTTTACACAGGCTGGCTCTCTGTTCACCGACCTTCCCCAGTGGCCCGGTACGCTTCGTTGCAAGGCCATTGTGCCGTTCAAGAACCACTTGGTAGCCCTCAATCTGACCGATAGTGGTACAGCATTTCCATTCAGTCTGCGCTGGAGCGATGCCATTCCTGAAGGCGCTGTGGACAATGGCGCTGACACTTGGACTACCGCCAGCACCTCTTCCGAAGCCAATCAGGTCAGCATTGGCGCTACCCCCGGCCACATTCTGAACGCTCTCCAGCTTGGCAACGAACTGATTATCTATAAGGAAGATAGCGTATATAGTTTGACTTATGTCGGCGGTTCGTTTACATTCAACGTGCGCGAGAAGTTCAAGGATACCGGCTTGTTCTCTCAGCAGGCTGTGGTCGATCTTGGCAATGGTACCCATGTTATGATGTCTACCAACGACGTTGTGGCACATAACGGGAACAGCTTGAAAAGCATCATTGACGACAAGATGAAGACTTTCCTGTTTGGGGACATTGACTCTACCTACTACTACAAGACGTTTCTTGCTCACAACAAGATTAAGAACGAAGTCTGGATTTGTTACCCCCAGACCAATGCTACAAACGGGTTCCCCAATCGTGCGCTCATTTGGAACTATATTGACGACACTTGGGCCTTGCGCGAACTGCCCAGCGTTAACTTCATTGCCAAGGGCCTTGTTGACCCTGACCTTGCCAACACTTGGGCAGCTTCGTCTAATAGTTGGGAAAACGATACGGTGGTCTGGGCTACGCAGCAGTATAACCCGGCGGTTGACTCTCTGCTGATGTGCGGTACCAACGATACCAAGTTCTACTTGACCGACAGCAGCCTGACTTTTGATGGTGCCAGCTTTACCTCTAGGCTTGAGCGGTTTGGTCTTCACGCCGGTAAGACAAACAAGGTCAAGAAGGTCACGAAGCTGCTGCCTCGTATCGAAGGTACCGGCAGTTTGCAGATCAGCATTGGGTACGAGAACGAGCCGTATGAAGGCGTGACGTACTCTGACCCGGTGACCTTTGTTATTGGCGAGGACTATAAGATCGATTGCCGTGTTCGTGGCAGATACATTGCCGTGAAGTTTGAAACTGAGGCCGACACCATTTTCCGCATCTCTGGCTATGCCTTGGAAACCGAAGTGGTGTCTGATCGATGAGCAGGGTGTTTTTCAGGTTTGAGCCTACTGTTGTGCCGTCTGAGCCGACAGAGCTTACTCATTACCTAGACGATACTCTTACGCAGATCAAAGCTGTTCTCGATCTGCTCCGCGATGGCCATTTGGACGTTTCGTATGCGGCTCCGGATAAACCGAGTCAAGGTGATATTAGATATGCTGATGGCACAAGCTGGAACCCAGGCTCCGGAGAAGGAATTTACTTTTACGACTCCGGTGGCTCATGGGTTAAGCTATAAGATTTGCAACCCGGATCACAAAGACTTTAAGACAAAAGTGGCCCAATGTTGGGACTATGTTGAAGCATCAGCCAAGCGCGGTGGACCGTCTGGAAGAATAACCGCCGAGGACTTGGTAAAGAGAGTGCTTAATCGTCAGTCTGATCTGTGGGTCTGCGTCAGTGAGCAGACGGGTGAAATCAAAGGTAGCTTTACAATCAGTGAGGCAAACTACCCCAGAGACAAGGGTATCTTTTCAGAGTCGTGTGGCGGCGAGTTTGTTTTTACAGATATGTTTCCAATGGTGGAAGAATTTTACAAAGGCCGTGGTTATACATTTGTTGAAGTCGTTGGGCGTAAGGGTTGGGAACGTGAACTAGGCCCCTTGGGCTACAAATTGGAATACATTTCTATACACAAAAGGATTTGAAAATGGGCGGTATCTTTAGTCCTCCTCCTCCGACAATCGTTCAGGCTCCGTATCAGTCTGCCACTACCGGCTCTACGGAAATTAAACCCTATGCTCCGGTTGTTCCGTATATTGAAAGTCTGCTGCCCTCAATTCAGCAGACCTTTACTCAAGCGCCTCAGCTTTACACCGGCTCTTTGGTACCTGCCACGACGGAAGCCCAGCAGCAGGCGCAGCAGATGTACATGGACCTTGCCCAGTCGGTAGCTCCCGGCTTGACCGCTGCTACTCAGGCTGGCTTTGGTGGTCTTCTTCAGACCGCTCTGACGCCCGCAGAGCAGAGCCAGCTTTACCAGACGCAGGTTGGCACCATTGCCCAGCAGGCCCGTCAGATGACCGAGCGGGACAAGCTACAGGCTCAGCAGCAGGCTATTGAAGCTGGGCAGTATGGCCTAGGCTCCACGGCTCTGGGAGAACTGGAGACCCGCCAGCAGCAGGCTCGTCAGGAAGCGGCTCAGACCGCCCTGTCTCAGGCTTATCAGGCCGCTGAGCAGCAGCGTATGCAGGCCCTTGGTGCAATTCCCGGCTACGCGCAGAACGTGCTACAGGCTGCTGTTACTCCTGCCAGCCTTTACGAAGCCGTTGGCGCTCAGCAGCAGGCTCAGCGGCAGGCAGAGCTTAGCGACGCTGCTCGACTGGCTCAGCAGCAGCAGGAAGCCGAGCGGGCGCAGCTTGTCACTCTGGCTAACCTCTTTGGCGGCTTGGCTGGTCTTGGTAGTTCGACGCAGATGCAGCAGACCACTTCTGGCTATGGTTCTCAAGTATTTGGCGGTGGTCCGAGTCCGTTTATGCAGGGGCTTCAGGCTGCTGGTACTGTGGCAAGTTTGTTTTCAGACATTCGTCTCAAGACAGACATCAAGCGCGTCGGCAGGTTGCCTAATGGTCTTAATGTCTATACTTGGGAATGGAACGAGGAAGGTAAGAAGTTGGTTGATAGCAAGCAGCCGACCATGGGTGTTATTGCTCAGGAAGTGCGAGAGATTATGCCGGAAGCAGTTGTGGAAAGCTCTAACGGTTACCTGATGGTAGATTACGCCAAAGTGTTGGAGGCTTGATATGTCTGGGTTGTCGGATGCTATTGGTTCTGGTCTCAGTTCAATTGGTGAGGGGATCAGTTCTATAAAAGAAAACGTTGGTGGCGCTCTCTTCGGACCAAGTGAGAAATCTTACTTGGAAGAAAATCCAATGCCAGAACCTCCGGGCGAAGACGCTACTATGGATGAGCGTGACGCCTATGATGTAGAATATGAGGAGTGGCTTAAAGGTAAAGAAGAGGCTGCTGCTAGGGACGCATCGTTGGAAAAGGTTGCAGAGTATGCCCCTGGTCCGGGTGGCGCTGGACAAGCCCAGAAGGGTACTTCTGGCGGAACTGGCCCAGGTCCAATTTCTATGGCCACTCGCCAACCGAGCTACGGAGCCATCAAGTCTCCGTATGAGATGGTGGAGCGTGGTCTTGGCACGAGTGATTTGACAAAGTTGGTTTTGAATTCTCTTCAAGCCCGCGCTAGGTCTAGGATTACCAGCATGGCTGCTCCGAAAATTCGCGGACTTTTGGGTTAGGAGACAAAAATGGCTGATGATGCCTCGTTTTACGATAAAAGTTATGAACGCTATCTTCAGCGTCAGCTTGATAAAGCTGCTGCACAAGGAAGTGCTTCGGAAGTAAATTGGGCAAATTTGCCTACAGTCGATCTTTCTCAAAGAGAAGCCGCAAACGCTATTCAGCGGGAACTGATGATGTCCCAGCGTGACCCTCGATATCAGCTTGGACTTTTGGCTCCTGCTGCCGCACCCGCTGCCGCTCCTGCTGCACCGCAGCCGAAAACGCCGTATCCGGGTCTTGGGCAAGATGCGGTAAACGCAGGTATGCAAGCTGGTCAACAGCGTGAACAGCTTGGTCTGTTTGGTAACATGATCAGCAACATC